GCCATAAATATGGATATACTTAATGAAGTGGGCGAAAACCAAAGCGGTGTAGCTAAGACAATAGACCGTAGCGACCTGGATTCATTTTTGATGTCCATATCAAACAGGCTTTTTTATCTGTATAGCGCGGCTAGTTACTACATAGCCTACTTCAGGTATTCGGGTGTATTGGGTAACTGGCAGGAATACTTACCACAAGTAAGTAAGCCTACTAACTTTGATGTGTTGACCAGTGGTATGCTGGCAGATATTTTGCAAGCTGCCAAAACAGCCAAACTAAGCCCACACCTAATTGATGAATTGGAGAAAGACTATGTTAACAAACAGTTTGGGAGTAATGAGAAGCTACGGCAAAAACATACCCTGTACATTGAGCTTGACCCACTTAGCAACGTAAGCGAGGAGGATAAGTATACGCGCCTGCTAAATGGTGGTGTAACCAGAATTGACTACATAGTAAGTAGCAACATTAAGCAATTTGTTAATCGGGCGATTGCAGAAAATGACTTTTTGGAATTAGAGCGGAAAGAACAGATAGCAATACTAAGGCGGTATGCCAGTGAGCAGCTAAATATAATTGCACCAATACCAGACAGGGGAGAAGATGGCCAGTAATAAAGAATTGATAAAGGGAACGCTGGATATAGCAGATGAGGCTGCCGAAAACTTTGACAGCAAGATACCCAACATTCAGCGCAGCTTATTTAACAAGATACTAGCCAGAACCAAAGACCTAAAGCTGGACAGCAACGGGCGGGTAAAACAAACCTTAGAAAACAATAGGGTAATACTTGCAGTACAGAAAGACATTAAATACATTTTGGAATCAACCAACTACACCAGAGCGGTTAACCAGTTTGTAAAGACGTACGACAGGCTTGCTGAGATAAATAACAAATGGGCAAAAACAGTAGATAAAGATGCCATCTGAAAAGCTACTAAACGAGGCTAAAAATTACGCGGTTCAAAAAACGTTGTTTGACCTTTTGGGCGCAGGCGTAGACAGTGCATTTGTGCAGCCGGTAGTTGACCAATTTAGGAACATTATTAACGTGGGTGGTACTTATGAGAACTTAGTAGATGAACTTAGGCTACTAATAGAGGGCAATGATGAGCGTTTGGGCGTTTTAGAAAGGTACACCAAGCAAGTTAATAAAGATGCAGTTAGCCAGTTCAACAGCAACTATAACAAGATACTGACCAACGATTTAGGCTTACAGTTTGCCCAATATGTTGGCGGACGCAAAAAAGACACACGGGAGTTTTGCATTAAGTACCGGCAGCAGTTTTTTCATAACGAGGAAGTGCGCTTATTAGGTGAAGGGGTAGACCCAATAACAGGCAATAAGTTAACCGGTAGTTTATTACAAGGTAGGATACCTATGACAGACGGTAGCAGCATATGGACTTACAGGGGTGGTTATAATTGCGAACACTTTTTTGTAGGTGTTGAAACTATTTTTGTGCCAAAGAATGTAGTATTAAGAGCAATAGAGAAGGGGTATTATACGCCAAGTAATGCCGTGAAACAGCATTTTGGCATTTAATTATAAATTAGTATATTGCAAACAAATTTAGCATCATGGAAAGCATTGCATTAACTAATGGCACTAAGGTGTTTATCGTAACCCGTGCCACGTATAACAAGTATAAAGATACTATTTACGCAGAGTACGAGCCTGTTCAGGAACCTGAACCAAAGGTTGAAAGTAAGTCTATTGAGGACTACACAAAAGCCCAAATAGTTAGCCTTCTAAAAGAAAAAGGCATTGAGTTTAACCCACAAGATAACAAAGCATCATTAATAGAACTATATGAATCCAGAGCAACTAATTAAAGAGATTGCGCAAAGCGCAGGCGTTGAGAACTTCGAGCTAAGTGAAGATAACACCATACCGGAGGAAGTAGTAAGTGCTATCAAGGGCAACCTTATTACGCCAGACAGTGCAAAGAATAACCCCGATGTTGCAAAGCACTTTAAGGGGCAATACTTAGGTACTGTAAATAGAGAGCTTGAAAAGTTCCTAAAAGATACCGGTATAGATGAGCAGCGTGTAAACGAGCTAAACAGCGAAACCGACACCTTGAAAAGGTTACGTGCTGGAATGAATGTTTATGCCGAACACCTTAAGAACACACCGGATAAAAAGGTTAGTGAAAAGGAAAAGGAATTAGCGGAAAAGCTAAACCAACTGCAAGCCCGATTAGGCGAAACTGAGAACACTTGGCAGCAAAAGTTAAGCCAAAAGGAGCAGGAGTTTGAGAATGAGCGGGTAAAGTATGCAGTAGATAGCCAGCTAAGTACCTTTAGCTTCAGTGAGGCATACCCAATAGAGGATGTTAAATTACTTGTTAATAGCAAGTTGCAAGCAAGCCCTTACATATTTAAGCGCAACGGTAATAAGATAGGTGTATATCAAAAGGATAACCCAGAACTGGAGGCCTTTGATGGGGCTAAAAGGTTGGAGCTATCCGATGTGTTGGGTAAGTTTGTTGAACCGTACCTAAAGAAAAGCGCGGGTGCAGATGAAAAAAAGAAAATCACGCACGAAACGAAAAAAAATAATACCTTTACATTTGGAGGGCATAGACAGATTATGAAATAGCTGACAATATTAGGCGTGGCAGCCTAAACAAGCCGCAGTAGGCAGGATTGGCCTAAACAACCGACTTTTTTTAATCTTAAAACAAAGGAGGTATATCATGGCCTATAATAATAACGGCTCTTATACTGCTGGCTTGTGTGAAGCTATACTAACATCACTGAGCCAACATAGCGGGGAAAACAACCCTGCAACCCGTAGGACACCAACGGGCTATTTGGATTCATTAATTTCACCTTTCAACATGGGAGGCGTAGAGCAGATACCTATTCAGGTAGGCGAAAAGCTACGTCAGGTTCGTATTAAGTATATGACCCGTGCCACCCAAGATGACATAAGCGATACTCGTAGCGAGGATTGTACCTTTGACTACTACGATGACTTCGTAGAGGATACAGTTACACTGCAAGAGTATGCTGAAACAACTTGGGCACTGGATAAGTACCAAATGCGTGACATTTGCGAAAGCCCAGACCAGATGGTAGCAATGACCTTCCAGTTGAAAATTAACGCTTTGGTAGAGAATATTAACCGTAGGCTACTGGCTAAACAAGCCGCAAACTTCGGTACTAATATTCGTACTGGCAGTTCTGCCGCTACTGATGTACAAGTTTTGACCTCAACAAGTGCTGCCGACCAAGTGGGATTGCAAGACTTGATTCAGGACTATACCGAGTATAATCAGTATGCAGGTACACCTATCTTAGTTGGTTCAGGTAATATTGCCCGTGCTTTGGCTACCATTGAAACGGGATGTTGCAATCAGGAAGGTGTTGACATGCTTGCATTGTCTAACACTTTGGGCTTTAGCTACTTCTTGGACACAACTATTCAAGGCGTTTTAGGTTCAAACCAATTTGCTATTTTAGCACCGGGCACTACCCACTTTATTGATTGGAATGAGTTTACTGGCTACAATGCCGTTAACTACCCAACAAGCACAAGTGCAGTGGTAGTTGATCCGCGTACTGGCTTGACTATGGACTTCAAGATTGTGTTTGATGAGTGTAAGGAAAAATGGTTCCTGAAACTATCTAAGCACTTTGACTTGTGGACACAGCCAGCCGATGCAATGGATGCTAGTGACCCGCTTTATGGTACTACTGGTACTTTGCGCTATACTGCCACTAAAGCGTCTTAATGGATTGCTTAAAAGTCATAGGTTTGCGTGGGATTTGTGATGCTGAAACCCGGTTGGTCGTTAATGACCTTCCGGGCATCAGCCTCAAAATGGTATCTAATTTGACGGATGACCAGAAAGCCAGCTTTGCAGATGTATGGGAATCGGTGCAAAACAATGCCGTCAATGAGGTTATGGCAGACTTACTGCCACACCTAAGTAAATACATGCGGCCAGATGCGCTAATAGAAAACTACCAGACAAGCTATATAGATACGCCATATACGGATGTTACGGCTAGTGCAGAGTGGAAGGGCGTAACACTTGAACACTGGGGTAGTAAGTATACCAGATATGTTATAAATGATGTTCAACTATACGCTAATAGTGCTGGTAATTATTCCATTAAAGTATTCGACTACAATGATGGGCGCGAATTAGACGCGTTTACGGGCACTTTATCGCAAGGTCTTAACACTATCACCATCAACAAGAATTACGATGTACAGGGGCAAAAAAAACGGCTATTTATAGCCTACGATGGCACAAGTGTAGCTAGTAAAAAATCAGAGTTAAACCCGTATTCGTTTACAAATATAAAAGGGGCTAGTGTAAGCACATCTACCACCCCTACCCGCGAAAACTTAAACTTTAGTTCAAACACATTTGGGCTTAGTGTTAACTTCAATTTGGAGTGTAGTTTGGAGTTATTCGCCTGTCAATATAGGGAGTTACTAAAGCAGGCCTTGTGGTACAAACACGGCGATAGTCTATTGATGTTTAGACTTGCCAGCGACCGGATAAACCAATACACTTTAGTTGGCATTGAGCAGGCTAAAGAACTGCGGGAGCTTTACCATAGTAAATATGAAAAGTCTTTGAACGCGGTATTAGATAGCATCAGTTCAAAGGCTGGTGATGATTGTTTCATTTGCGACCAAGTTCGCACCTATAAATACAATATGCCATGAAAACATGTAGCTCTTGCAGTAAGAAAAAAAACACTTACAAGCCACCTAAAGGGCGCACCCCTGTAAGGGTGAGCTCTAATGACTTTCGTAAAAACAAGTATAGCCCTAAGAAGTGACTTGGCAGGAATACAACAGGTTAATGACAGGCAAGCTACAAAAGCTAAAGAATTTAGATCAGTTTGCGCTAACAGCGGTAAATAATGTGTACCGTGAACAGTTAACCCGTGTGTTTGTAGATGGAAAAAAAAGCAACAATGGCCCTATGGGTACTTATAGTCAAAAGTATAGGGAGCTAAAACGTAAAAAAATAGGTGGAGGCAGTAGGGTGGACTTGGTGTTTACCAGCCAGTTTAGGAATGCCTTTGGATTGGATAACAGGAAAAACGAAATAGTTTTAGGTTTCTTTAATGCTGCACGTAAAACATTAAGCGGTAAGCCAGCCAGCGTAACCAATAGCGAAATAAGAAGATACAATGAGGATAGGTACGGGGTTATTTTTGACATGACCGATAGCGAGTACAGTAACGCACAACAAGCTATTAGGTTTCGGATAAATGAAATAATAAGTGAATAGGCTAACATACATAGTGAACCTTATCGACACTGAGATATCAGCTAAGCTATCTTATAAGGATGTTAGTGCCAATGGTATTGTAAGGCGTGAACCGAAAGCGGGTCAGGTTATTGTGTATAAATACAGAGGTGAGGCTATTGTATTTAATGACGTGCCGGGGATTAGCACTTACCATAGGGTTATTGATGTAAGTGAGGTAAGGAACTTAGATAGCGGTTACGGTAGTGAACTATTAAAAGAACAGACGTACCGGATGCGGTATGTAATGTATGGCGACCAGACAAGGGTAAATGATTCATGTGATGATTACAATTACCAGCTAGCCGATGAAGTTGGTGGGTTTATACCCAATACATTTAGCTCAGTAAATACAGCAGCTGTTGAGGCTAAAAGCATAGTGATTAATATAAGCCGTACCGATTACGATAGGGTTAGGGTGTTTGGTGATGAATTGCCGGATAATGAATTTAACCTTAGCGATACCGACCTTCTTTTTGCGATTGAGTACGACCTGACAATAAGGTATTTAGCGCAATGCACTACGCCAACATGCGACCCTGTATATCCAGTAGTAACCATAACAGACGGGGCACAAACAATAGAACTGCAAGCACCAAATAGCTATACATGCTCAACTGAATGCGAAGACGGAACCGTAGTTATAACTAATAGCGATGGCGATACCCTATATACTAGGACAGTGGCCAGCGGAGGCACAGCAACCCAGCAGGTAGCAGACCAGCAAGCGGAAGGAACTACGGGCTTGGGTGGTATTACCTTCCCTGCCAATACCACGGGTGTAATACCAGACGTGCAATGGACGGACAGTGACGGAAGCAGTGAATCAGCACCGTATGGAAGTACGATAGTTTGTACGCCTTCTAAAGACCTGGAGGACTATACATGCGCTGAATTAAACGCAGGCCTAACTCGTGCCCAGCTAGAAAAATTACAGCGCATTTACCCCATTAAAACAGGCCAAACATTTAGCGTAGTAGCCGGCGATGATGGCGACTTGCAAAACGGTAGACCTGAACCCGCATTTCAAACACTAGGCTGCGATAACTCAGCCCGATTTGTCCAGTACAGTGCAAACATCATTTGGGATAAAGAAACAGACTTAATTTGGACAGCATCATTACAATCTGCTGCACTATTTGCTAATCAAATTACAAACGCAGATACCGCTGTAATTGATGGTATTACTAATTGGATATTGCCTAATAAAGCAGAATTTGAAAGCGTGCTGGCCTATAAAGAAAAGCCGCTGGTAAATGGACCATGGAATATAGACCAAGGCAATAGCAACATCAACTTAATGACATCAACAACGTTGCAAAACTTAGGACTTAGTTATTTCAGCATCCGTATCATTAGAACGGGTGGAGGTGGTCATTATGAATACCGTGACGGGGTTATTGCATCTACACCTGCGGAGACACTTTACTGTAGAAAAAGACCGATATGATAAACGAAACAATATACCTAATACCTAGTATTACCCTTGATGGGGTAGTGCATACTAATGTTTACGCTCGCGTGGGCATGGTGTTATTTAATGGGCAGCAGCTTACTGGTCAGGTAACCTTACAGATAAGTAATAACCAAAACTTTGAGTTTGGCAAAGTGTATCAAATACCCATTGAATGGAATGAAAGTAACCCGGAATTAGCAGCTATTACCCAGCTATTGCAAGGCGTAGTATCTGGTGCATTACCTAACGCAACAATAGTAGGCGATGAGTAACTGGTTTAATAAGCAGGATATACGGGTAATACTGGCAATAGCATGGAGTGCCTTTAGTATGTTGTACTTGGTGGGTATCACCTTTGGTGAAGTGCCCAAAGAAAACATAAGGGTGGTAGATACCGTGCTTGGTTTTGTGTTGGGAACGATAGTAGCAACGATTATAGCGTACTACTTTGGCAGCAGCAAGGGCAGCGCGGATAAAAATGAAATGATAAAAAAATAGGCCTATTGGGGTAGGTTGCAATGAGAACTATGGATTACATATTTAACAAGCACCCCGAATTACTAGGATTAACCGCCACTATCGCAGGGGTTATGCAGAGCTTTATTGACTACGCCACACCGGCTATCCAATTCTTTGGACTATGCGTAGGTATTGCCATTGGGGTAGTTACCCTACTCATTAAGATCAAGGAACTCAAAAAAAAATAATCACTTTTTTTCTCTACTTATTTGGTATTTACAAAACAGTGTTGTATATTTGAGTACTGTTAAACGAAAAACAAACAACCATGACAATTTCAGAAAGCAAAAAAGAACTAAAAAAATACGCTCAGGAAGATGCACAACTAGCTATTGAAAACAGCACAATGGCTATAACAGATTGCAAATTTGGCGTAATAACATTGAATCACAATGCTGGTTTATTTCAGGCATTTGACAATATGGGCAATGCAATTACAACCAAAATGAACATGCCACAAATAGAATCATGGCTAGTTGATTTTGCATACGAATACTAAACCGTTTTGGAACATAGCGGGGGTTCGATTCCCCCGCACGGTTCAAATTTTTAACAAACAACCATGAAAGAACATCAATTAAAGACAGGTACGTATTGTGTGCCTAAAGACAAAGAGCAATGCATCGAGATATTGAAACTGGCCGATAAGCAAGGGCTTATATTTGAAGAAGGTTACACCATGAATGTACTATCTGGTAATGATCATTGGCAAAATTATAGCTTTCAGATACCTAAAGCAGTTAGCTTTAACGGAAATCATGTAAGTGCCTGTGCCAACTATTCACAAAGGCAGATACCCCTAGATGAGTTTATAGCCCGACTGAAAGGCGAATACCAACAAACAACTTAATTAAATAACCTAACCCCTAAACATTACAACCATGAACAAAGACACTAAATTAATTCTTGCCGTATTGATACGTAAAGAGTTTGACAGCCTCGAATACCATCAATTAGAAGATGCTGCGCCTAAACTAATAGCAGCAGCCAGCGAGATAGGCTTAAATAAGCTTGCCGCTGAAATGCGTAGTGACCTTAATTTTGAACTAAAACGTAAACCATGAACTACCACAAAGAACCTATTAACGGTAACACCTTAACTTTATTGGCATGTGCAGTATGCTTGGCTATGGCTGCACTGGCTTATTATGCAACCTTAAATTATTAACCATGAACGAACAAGTAGAAATAAAGCAACTGATAGCACTCAGGCAACAGATAGTACTCAGGTATGAAATGCACTTAGATAATTACAACAGAGCTAAGAAGAATAATGACTTTGCAACAGCTCTAAAAGAGCAAGGTGCAGTATGTGCTTTTGAAAGTCTTATGGTGGCTAATTCATTAAGAGAATACATTAAAAAATCATAACCATGAACGATATTAAACTTTACATGAATCAGGATAAGGTCAAGAACAAGATGACCGAATTACTGGGCGAAAAACGCGCACCGCAATTTATAGCAAGCGTTATTCAGATTGCTAACCAGAATGACATGCTAGCTAAAGCAGAACCACAATCTGTATTTAACGCTGCCGCTATGGCTGCTATGCTTGACCTGCCATTAAATAATAATTTGGGCTTTGCCTACATAGTGCCTTATAACAACAGACAAAAAGATGGCACATTTAAGACAGTAGCGCAGTTCCAGATTGGCTATAAGGGATTTATCCAGCTAGCACAACGTAGCGGACAATTTAAGACCATATCAGCCGCACCAGTATGTGAAGGCCAGTTAGTAGGCAAAAACCCCTTAGAAGGCTATCAATTCGATTGGGATGCCAAAACAAGCGATAGGGTTATCGGATATGCAGCCTACTTTAGGCTAATCAACGGGTTTGAAAAGACCCTGTATATGACCGTATCAGAATTGAATAGCCACGGCAAAAAGTTCAGCAAGACATTTAGTAATGGGCTTTGGAAAAATGACTTTGACGCGATGGCTATCAAGACGGTACTAAAGTTGTTACTTAGCAAGTATGCCCCATTATCTGTTGAGATGCAACGGGCGGTAACTGTTGACCAAGCCCTTATTAATGATTCCGATGGCAATGACGTAAAGTACATTGACAATGAAGTGGATGAGATTAACCACGAGGAGGATAGGCTAATACAACTTATTGACGCCTGTAAAAGCAAAGCAGAGTTAAGCACCTATAAAGACGATGTGCCTGACACGTTACTGGATTATTACAACAACAAAATCAACGAACTAGCATGAAAATAAGATGCAGCCAGATTGGCAAGATAATGACCGACCCGAAAACCAAAGCAGATAAGGAGGCTGGTAAACTTAGCGAAACAACTAAAAGCTATTGCCTTGAACTGCTAGCCGAAAAGTATGGAAGGAAAAAAGACATCACCAGTAAGTACCTTGAAAAAGGAATAGCTGTTGAAGAAAGTAGTATAACGTTGTTATCGTTACTGACAAAAAAAATGTACCGGAAAAATACAGAACGGTTCAGCAATGACTACCTGACCGGAACACCCGACTTAGTAGTGCAGGGTGAACTACTTGAAGACATTAAAAGTAGCTGGGATTTGTTTACATTTCTCAAAGCAAAGCACAGCGACATTAACGAATTTTACTGCTACCAGTTGCAGGGTTACATGGCCTTGACTGGTGCCAAAAAAGCGAACCTAAGATATTGCTTGGTAAACGCTACGCCCTCACTTATTGACGATGAAAAGAAAAGACTTTTTTACGCACTGGGAACCAATGAAAGCGATGAATACAAGGAAGGGGCAAAGCAAATAGAGCGCAACTTAATTTACGACATGGCCGAGTTCGTCCGTATTAATCCATGGTATGACTTAGATAGCACCGATTGGGATTACGATATACCAGCAGAGAAAAGATTGCACACTATTACAGTTTATTATGACCCTCAATTAATTGAGGATATTTACCAGAGAATAGAAAGAATTAGGGCTTACATGTCAAGCATTAACATTTAACTCTAAACAACAAACTTAAAAAACATGAAAGAACATCAATTAGAACAAAATACGTACTGTGTGCCCAAAGACAAGCAGCAGTGTATTGAGATATTAACACTAGCAGATGAGCAAGGGCTTATTGATGGCTATGGGTACACAAGGGATGTACGATGTAATGAAACCGAATGGCCATCAAAAGCAGGAGCAATAAACAAAGCCGTTAGTTTTTCAGGGCGATATGTTTGGGCATTTGCAGATTACCGAGATACTGAGATACCCGTAGCAGAGTTTATTGCCCGGCTGAAAGGTGAATGGGGGGAACCTAATACAGAAGTTGGCAATCTGAAAGAGCAGGTGGCCAACCTACAAAGGCAACTGAACAACCTACGCCAACAGTTAAAAGATAAGGGAATCATCACTAAATACTAACCATGAGACATAGAAGCGTAATTAATAACCTTATTGACTGGGTATGTAATGAATACCATCTAGATAAGGACATGCTGACCAATAGAAAAAGAACCCGAAAGCAACCGTATGTCGATACGCGCCACATGCTATACAAGGTGGTTTATGAGCGTTACAAAGGCACTGACTTTCCTTTGTCATTAAAAGATGTTGGCAGTTTTTTTGGCGGACAAGACCACAGTACCATCATTTACGGTATCGAAATGGCTAATAACTTTTGCTTGTGTGAAAAGCCTTATAATGACATGATGCAAAGAATAGCGTTACGGTTGAGCGAAATCGACGTAAGCAACAACATGGATAAGCGTTGCATTATCGCCCATTTAAAATACGAAAAACAGTTACACCGTGAAGCAGTTGCATGTATTTGACACAATCGTAAAGGCGGCTATTGAGTGTAGCGATTTAAGTCGGCACGATCTATTCAGCAAAAAAAGACGCGCTGAATTATTGGATTGGCGTTACCCGATTAGATACCTGGCACACGTAAATGGCACTGAAGTAAATGACATTGTAAAGCTGGAAGGTATTTACGGGCACAAGCCACACCCAGATACTATCAAGGATGCTATAGAGTACATGGAGCTAGTTGTAAAGTACCCAAAGTATAATAGCGTTTCCTTTAGAAACTATCATTTGATGCGAAAAATGTTGAACCAAAATTGTTTAATAGTTACGTAATTTTTGTATATTCGTGTAGGCTCACAACTACGGAAAAATATTTATGCCCGTACTGGATAGCGAAGTGAGCCACGCTGGAAGGTACGGGCTTTTTAATTAACCACAAATTTTCATATGAATTACCACGAGTTTTTAGAAAGTAAAAAACATAGCAGTATTTCGCATGGCTTTGAACCTGTTGATATACCTAACTACCTTTTTGACTACCAACAATATGTAACTGAGTATGCTATTAAGAAGGGGCGATGCGCTGTATTTCTTGATACCGGTTTGGGTAAAACAATTATTCAGCTTGTAACTGCTATTAATATAGTTAAGAAAACCAACAAAAGGGTATTAATAATAACCCCGTTGGCCGTTGCTTTTCAGTTTATAAAGGAGGCTGAGCGATTTGGAATTGGGACTATAGAATATAGCAAAGACGGTAAGTTTAAATCGGACATAGTAGTATGTAATTATGAACGATTAGATAAGTTTAACCCAAACGATTTTGAAGGGGTTATACTTGACGAAAGCAGTATTTTAAAGAACTTCAAAGGTGCTATAAAATCACAGGTAACAACATTTTTAAAGCGTGTTAACTATCGCTTTTTGTTTACTGCCACCCCTAGCCCGAATGACTTTATAGAATTGGGAACAAGTAGCGAGGCATTGGGGTATATGGGTTACATGGATATGTTGGGCAAGTTTTTTGCAAACAATGAAAACAACATTAGGCCACAAGAAATAGCAACTAAATGGTACTTAAAGCCACACGCTGAGGATGCTTTTTTTGAGTGGGTTAGTAGCTGGTCAATATCTATGCGCAAGCCTAGTGACTTAGGTTTTGATGATAGTAAACACGTACTACCTGAGTTGATAACTAATTATCACCCGGTTAAGAATGATCAAAACATGATTATAAACAATCAAATTTTGATGTTTAATATGGTTGCTAAAACCATGACTGAGGTAAAAAATGAGCAAAAACAAACTATCCAAAAAAGATGTGAACAGGCTGTATCATTAAAAACCGATACATGCGTTTACTGGTGCCATTTTAATGACGAAAGCAGTTTACTTTCAGAGCTTGACAATGATGCTTACGAGATAAAGGGTTCAATGCCTTTGGAGCAAAAGGAGGATATACTTAAATCATTTGCAGATGGTGAAATAAAGCGTTTGATAACAAAGCCTAAAATAACTGCATTTGGCTTGAACTGGCAGCACTGTAACCATACTATTTATTTCCCTAACTGGTCTTATGAGCAATATTATCAGGCAATAAGAAGGTTCTGGAGGTTTGGGCAAACTAAACCCGTAACAGTTGACCTTGTGTATTCAGATGGGCAAAAAAGGGTAATTGATGCCCTTAATTTGAAACAAGAAAAGGCAAACGATTTGTACAATAAACTAAACAGTAAAGTTAACGGTGAGTTTATTGATACAATAAAGAAATTTGATAACCCAATAATTAAACCTAAATTTTTGTAAAATGGTAAACCATCAATTATTAACGGATAGCTATGCTATTTACAACAGCGACTGCATGTATGTGATTCCAACTTTGGATAATGACAGCATAGACCTTAGTATTTATTCACCTCCGTTTGCAGGTCTTTATAATTACAGTAGCTCAGATAATGATTTTAGTAACTGTGACACAAAAGAACAGTTTTTGGAGCAGTATGAATTTTTGATAAAGGAAATAGCAAGGGTAACTAAGCCCGGTAGAATTACCGCCGTGCATTGCCAAGATATTATTACAAATACAACTAAGCACAACCTTTGGGATTTCCCTCATGAGGTTATTAGGTTGCATGAAAAAAATGGTTTTTATTACAAAAACCGGATTACAATATGGAAGGAACCGCTTGAGGTTCGTATGCGTACTATGGTGCAGAGCTTAATGCACAAACTAATCGTTGAGGATTCGACAAGATGTTATACCGCAGTTCCAGATTATGTATTGATATTTCAAAGGGCTGGAGAAAACAGAGTTCCGGTAACTCATGAACATGGATTAAAACATTATTTTGGAGCAACTCCGATGTTGCCGGAAATGGAGGCCAAATATGGTAATTTTGAACACTTAAGGATTAAATACAAAGATTGGAAAGACCCCAAAACAAACAAGTTAAGTCACATAATTTGGCAGCGTTATGCATCAAGTGTATGGGACGATATACGAAATAGAAACGTGCTTAAGTTTAAGGAAAGCAAAGATGAGGATGATGAAAAGCACGTACACCCTTTGCAGCTTGATATTATTGATAGGCTTGTTGAACTATACAGTAACCCCGGTGAAGTGGTTTTAACCCCTTTTATGGGTGTGGGCAGTGAAGTTTACAGTCCGGTTAGTTTAGGCCGTAAAGCCATAGGAATAGAGCTAAAAGAAAGCTACTACAAGCAAGCAATTAAGAACCTTGCTGATGTTGAAATACGATTTCATGAGGATAACCAATTAACTATACTAGATGCCATTGATCAATAATAAAACCATTTCAGACATACAGGCGGAGCTAGATTCTGCCTGTGGTGTCTGGGGTGACAAGTTTAACAATATGCACGAGGCTAGCTCAGTTATACGTGAGGAGTTTGAAGAGTTTTGGCATGAAGTTAAACAGAAGCGACAGGATAAAGAAAAGATGCGCAATGAGCTAAAGCAAGTAGCCGCAATGTGCATTAAAGCTATGCAGCAATTAGAGTAGAATTGTTTATATTTACGGTGTTAGCTGACGGCAAAAACAGTAACACGAATTTTGAAAAGCAAATTATAACCCTTAGCTGAAACTGTTGCCGCGGTGGAAGCTAGGGGTTTCTTTTTTAACATGAGCAAGCCAAGTTATTACGCGATTATACCGGCAGCAGTTAGGTATGATAAACGGTTAAAAGATAAAGCCAAATTACTCTACGGCGAAATTACAGCACTATGTAACCATACTGGCTACTGTTGGGCTACTAACAATTACTTTGCAGAAATCTATGACATATCCCCATTTACGGTAAGCAGGTTGATTAGTAACCTACAAGACTATGGTTATGTAGATGTGTTTGTAGATAGGGATGATAACAACAAACGACGTATAAAAATCAAAGACCCCCTATTGACGAAATCGGCAATACCTATTGACGAAATCGTCAATACCCCTATTGACGAAAAACGCAATACCCCTATTGACGAAATCGGCAAGTATAATAATACAAGTATTAATACTACAAGTATTAATAATAAAGGGATTTTGGATTTACAAAATGAAGTTATCGACCACCCCGATAAGATAACCTTTAGCACTTGGTGGGAAAAATACGACTATGCAGTAGTAACTGAGCAACGAGATTGCGCTATGGTATGGGGGCGGCTCACTGTGGAGCAATCTAAGCGCGTTTTAAAGCATACCGAAGGGTACGTTAAGGAAACGGAAAGAAAGTTCCGCAAACGGCCTTTAAAGTACCTTAACGGGCAAGAATGGATGAATGAACTGCCAACTGAAAACGAAAAACCTAAAATACAATTACAAAAACCTAAAACTAACCATTGGTAAACCCTTAAATTTTGAACCATGAAATACGAATACAAAAACCCATTACCTGACCTACCTAGCCAGCTAATCCGCCGTGCATTGGAGGACATGGAAGCAGTTGAAAAGCTGCCAAATTACAGGATTAATACAGGCGTTTGGCATGAACCAAATGGTGAAGTATGCGAGGTGTGCGTTGCTGGTGCTACGATGGTTCAGGAGGGGATACCTTTTGATGCAGAAATATGGGTACACGAGTTTGATTTTAATACACAAAAAAAACTACATGCAATTGATTGCCTTAGAGAAGGGGATATTGTATTTGCATTTGATTGGCTTTCTATAGAGTGGGATGGCAAGCTAAAACATAACTTTCCAATAACTCGTTACAGTGAAAGCCCTGAGCTATTCAAGTCTGATATGCGCGACCTTGCGGATTACTTAGAAGAAAACGGATATTAATGGAGCACAAACTACAACCACAAGCTATTGACTTAGAGCAATCGGTACTGGGTGCGTTGATGCTGGAATCAAAAGCAGTGCCGGTTGTACTTCAAATACTAACAAGCGATAGTTTTTATGACCCAAAACACGTTGAAGTATTTAAGGCAATCCAAACACTTTATCAGTCCGGTAGGCCTGTTGATATACTTACAGTTACAAGACAGTTAAGGCAATCAGGTTCAAAGGTTACAGCTACTTACGTGGCAGACCTTACCGATAAGATAGCCAGCGCGGCTAACGTGGAGGCGCATAGCCTTATAGTTCAACAGAAGTATATCCAGCGGCAGATTATCCGCAATAGCACAGAAATAATACAGGACGCATACAGTGAGTTAACTGACCCATTTGAGTTAGTAGACAAGCTACAATCTATGAGTGTGCAGATAGCGCGTAGCATACACGGCAATAAAACTGTGACATTAGAGCAGGCGGTAATAGACGCTCAAAAAAGAATCACAGAACTATACGACAAACCGGAATTACTATCCGGTGTGCCTTTGGGTTTCCCAAGTCTAGACCGATTTACCGGTGGCTGGCAAAACGGAGAACTAACTATAATGGCAGGTAGGCCGGGCATGGGTAAGACTGGTTTAGCCGTAAAGTTTGCCCGTAATGCAGCCAAGTTAGGTTACAATGTTGGGTTTTTTAGCTTGGAAATGACAGCGCGCCAATTAGCGCAACGCGAGATTCAAGGGGATGCGGAAATCAACAGCCACGACCTGCGCAACCCAGCGCACAAGCTGGACAAGGATAGCCTTAAAAGGGCTTGTGATGTAACAGGTGAACCCAACGTGTTAATAGATGATAGGGGCGGTCTAACCATAGGGCAGATAGCCGCACAAGCAACAATCTGGAAACAGGAACACGACATCAAGCTGATTATAATTGACTACCTGCAACTGATAAAGGCTGGTAGCATGGGTAAGGATATAGTAAATGCGGCCCAAAAGTACAGCATGATAAGCCGGGAGTTAAAGAACATTTCAAAAAGGCTTGAAGTACCAGTTATTGCATTGAGCCAGTTGAACAGGGGGGTAGAAACAAGGGGCGGAGATAAGAGACCGGGATTAAGCGACCTTAAAGAATCAGGCGGAATTGAAGAGAACGCGGACGCTGTAATACTTTTGTACAGACCAGAGTATTATGGATTTACCACCGATGGAGACGGTAACGACCTAACAGGGCTTATAGAGTTGAACTGGGCAAAGCACCGAAACGGGGCGGTAGATGTAAATTACTTAAGGTTCATTGATAGGTACGTGAAGTTTGAAGAGAGGGAAAATGAACACTTTGAACCTAACCACACTAAGTTAATGGCTGATGCCAGAAGTAGAGCCGCAAATGATTTACCATTTTAATTTTGTATTTACAAAAACCTTTTTTATTTTTGTTAAACAGAAGTAAATAGTTCTTTAAAGATATGGGGGAGTAGTGGTGTAAAGGCAGCACGAGTGGTTAACCGTAATCAGTAAACTAGGTTCAGGTAAAAATCCTGTCTACTCCCCTTAAATTATAACATACAGAGCCTTGAGGGTTCTAATTGATAGGCTTAAACGTAGCGAAACCACCTACATCTGTATGTTTTTTGACAGCGTGGCGGAATTGGTAGACGCACTTGGTGTAGCGCAATCATACCAAGTGGCATAGTGTTGAGAGTCCGGATGCTAAAACACTAGTAAGTCCTTGCAGGTTCGAATCCTGCCGTTGTCACTTTTTTTAACTAAACAAATTAACCATGAAACAATTAACACTAGACACACAAGAAGTAATTACTCCAAACAGCGAGTTTGACCAACGCCTAATTTATGTAACCAATATTAAGGGTAATAAATGCGTTTTGATTGCCACAAAATACAACGGTAGTACGTATAACTGGATAGTTATTGAACAAACTTCAACGCTGCTGTCAGCTGGAAACATATATGATATTAATCAATCATTTTACGAAGCCATAAGATGGGCTATTGAGGAAGCAAATGCTACCGTTTACACCCTCTCTAGTATAGATGAATTTGCAGACTGGCTAAAAAAAGACTAACTATGAGCAGAAGAATAACCATAGAACACGAGCTGGAAAATGATGAGGGTATTTTTGACATTACAATTACCTGCACAACCGATGGCCGTAAATTTTGGGACACCGAAGTAACTACCCCATTTGGTGAGATACCATTCACCAGCCTACCAAGAATAGACCGTGAAAGCATAGGGCACGACATTATGGAGGCCTATGCAAATTACGAACCAGATTATGAACTTTAAACCATGGATAAATTGAAAGAAGGAACACCAGTGTGGTATGCTA